ACCCTGGACTAGGTGTCTCGACGGCGCAGTCAATGCCTTACTTTGTAGAAAAGTGGGGGACATCTACCGAACACGCAATGGACGGCGGGGGGTTCCAGAATCCTTATGATGATAAGACAAAGAACCACAGGTACTGGAGAGGTTGCGAGAAGTTTTACAAGAACAATGAGTTTTTAGTGTGAGGGGGTGATAAAAGATGGGATCGAGTATAGAAAATATAGATAAGAGGCTACGCCGTTTAGAGGATGCCCAGGATAAGGTAGTTGAAAATAGGAAAGAAATCCAACTTAAAGACGGAGTCAGCAGAATTTTAAGTAGGATTGGCGACGATTGGCTTTATAACAGTACCTTAATGACTCGCGGGGGGGCATTGGATCGGTGTGCCAACGATATTGTAGATTTTTTGAGTACTTTAGATTAAGTACTTTACTAGTGCCATAGAGGTGGGGGGGTGTCCACTAGTGCCTCCCCTCTATGGAAAAGATTAAAGCTCAACGACTGCAGTCGGAGGTAACAAAAACAAAGCCGAGTAAAAAACGGCGCGTGTTGTGGTTGTCGGATTTCTGCTGTGCTACTGGTTTTGGAATGGTGGCCCACAACGTCTTAAGAGAACTTCACAAAACTGGCCTCTACGAGTTTGATGTTTTAGGTATCAACTACCACGGGGGCCATATTGATCCTTCAAAATACCCAGTAGCAGATGATATTAGAATCTATCCAGCGTGGCCACAAGGCAGACCAGACATGTTCGGACGGGAACTATTATTAACAGCTTTAGCTAACCGCAACCAAGACCTTCGTGGGCCTTGGGATTTGGTCTTTACCCTTAATGATCATTTTATCCTTGAGCCGATTGCCCGGAACATCTCTCAATTAAGAGGGGAATGCAAGAAGGGAATGCCCAAAGAGTGGTGGTTCAAATGGATTTCCTATTGGCCGGTGGATGCGCCTACTAAGGAAAACTGGGTTACCAAGTCAATAGCCCAATCAGACTATCCTGTGGCTTATTGTAACTACGGATACGAAGAGATGATTAAGTGGGACCAATCAGGAGGAATTTACGAGTGGCTCCAACAACCGGGGAGTGAGGAGAAGGTTAGAGGGGATTTATTGGCCCCGTCACTAAAGGGTCGGCTCAAGATTATTCGCCACGGTACTAGTACCAAGGACTTCTATCCTTTGTCTAAAGAAGAGCGGCTCAAGTTTAGAAAAGAATTCTTTGGTGATAGGGTAAAACCTGATGATTTCTTAATAGTCAATATCTCAAGAAACCAACCTAGGAAGGACTTAGCTAGAACCTTTGCCGTCTTTTCACATTTCCAAAAGAAAGTCCCCAACTCGTTCCTTTACCTGCACGCCAGAGTTGACGATGTGGGAGGTAACCTACAAGAGATGGCGAGACACTTTGACATTGACCAGTCTAAGTGGGGGTTCCCTGCAGGGTTCAATGAGGGCAAAGGATACCCAATTAGCTTTGTTAATCAAATGTATAACATCGCCGATGTTTGTTTGACGACTACTCTAGGAGAGGGGTGGGGGCTAATCTCAACCGAAGCGATGGCCTGTAAAACTCCGATTGTCGGGCCTAATGTTACTTCCTTTAGAGAGATATTTAACACCGACCAAGGCTTTGACCCCGAAACGGCTAGGGGAATTCCTATTGCGGCTAATTCTACATCCTCGGAGTTCTTTTGCATTGGACAAACGGACAACGAGAGGATCAGACCAATTACCAACGTAGATGATGCAGTATCTAAGCTCTACTGGGTCTATAAGAATCCCGAAAAGACCAAGAAGATAGTGGAACGAGCCTACAAATACGCCTCCGAATTGACTTGGGAGAATGAGTGCAAGAAGTGGGTTGACTTATTTGAAGAAGCTTATCAAGCGCTTGAAGTAGAACGCAACCTGCCGCCGCAGAAGGGTAAGGACAAAATAGGCCGCAATGATCCGTGTCCGATTTGCCTTGGGGAAGGTAAACAAACAAAGTGGAAGAGGTGTAAGGAGCATAATGTCGAAGCAATTTAGGGTTTTGATTACCGGCCTGACGGGGTTCGCTGGAAGCCATTTAGCCGACCTTTTGTTAAAAGAGGGTTATGATGTTTATGGATTATCAAGGTGGCGCAGTCGGATGGAGAACATCGAGCATATTAAAGATAGAATTAATCTCTTAGAAGCAGACCTACTCGACCCACACTCAATTAAGTCGGCTTTTGAGAAGTCCAAACCTGACTATGTATTTCATCTGGCGGCTCAAAGTTATGTTCCCGCCTCGTGGGATCTACCAACCCAGACACTTGAGACCAATATCATCGGAACGGCCAACCTCTTTGAAGCCATCTGTAGTTCAAAGCATACAATCAAAGCAATTCAAGTCGCCTGTTCATCGGAAGAATACGGCGAGGTTCTACCAGACGAGGTGCCGATCACCGAAGACAATCAGTTAAGACCCCTCTCACCTTACGGAGTATCTAAGGTAGCTATGGATTACTTAGCTTACCAATACTTCAAAAGCTACGGTCTGCCGGTAATTCGGACGAGAGCATTTAATCATACCGGCCCAAGACGAGGAGAGGTCTTTGTAGTCTCGGCGTTTGCTAAACAAATAGCAGAGATTGAGAAGAACTGCCAACCACCTGTTTTACACGTCGGAAACCTTGACGCTATCAGGGATTTTACCGATGTTAGAGATATGGTTAGGGCGTATCTTTTAGCAGTCCAGAAGTGCGAGAAGGGCGAAGTTTACAATATCTGTAGTGGCAAAGGAATCAAAATATCAACGATTGTCGGCAGATTACTTACACTTTCAAAAAGAGACGACATCAAGATTAAAGAAGATAAGGACAGACTAAGACCTTCGGATGTTCCTTTGTTAATAGGTTCGGCGGCCAAATTCAAGAAGCAGACGGGCTGGTATCCCGAAATTGATTTGGATCGAACGCTTGAAGACACGCTGGAGTATTGGCGGGCTAGGTGTTAGGGGGTGATAAGAAATGGAGATAAAACCAAAGTTTTTAGTTCAAGATAAGGTAAAAGCTGTTGATGGAAAGTTTAATGGTGTTGTCACATCGATAGCCGTTAACAATCGTGATGGCGGGCAACTTAGATACTCTGTGAGCTATATCGATACTAACGGAAAACCAGACCGCGCTTATTTTGAGGGTTGGGAATTAGCTGTCAACAACTCTGTCTAGTAAGGGGGGAGGGAGACAAAAGCGGGGTCATCAAGGGGGGTTCCCGGCTGGTGACCCCGCTTTTGATAAGGGGGTGATTTGAATGATTTTAAAAGTTGAAGTTAAAAGATTGCTTAAGGAATATCTTAGGCAACGGGAAGGAGATACTACTGAGTTTAGTTCTCCAGTGAAACATTTTCTGGAGGACTTTGCTGAGTGGCTCGATAATTTAGATATTGAAAAGGTTATCGGGGATTGACAACCGTGTATTTTATGGTATATTTTAATTGTTAGGGCTAACGCCTTACCGGGAACCACCTTTGGTGGTTTTTTTGTTATGCAATTTATAGCCGAATTAAAAAAGACTCAGCAGTTAAAAAGAGTAAGCGGGGATAATGAGTATCAGATTGTTTTGATTACCGACAACCCAGAGATTTTGGATTTAGGAAAGTTAAAAGCAGACACCCTGTTTGATATTTTGATTACGGCTAGAGAGGAGAAAGTGATAGGCGAAAATGGATGAACAAACCGAACGAAAATGGACAGACAAACAGAATATTTACCTTGATTGGCTGGCATCGCCAAAGTCTTTAAGAGAACCAAAAACGCAAACAGATTTGGCGGATAAACTGGGCATTGGTAGAACAACTTTGTACGACTGGCAGGACATAGACGGCTTTAAGAAGGAAAGGTTGAGTCGTATTTTCAAATATTTTGTTCCCCACACACCGGAAATTGTTGCGGCTTTAAGGGATAAAGCACTAACTGGGGATACTAGAGCGATTGATATTTGGTTGGAAAGACTTGAACAAATTGCCACCTCGATTGAGATTACAGGAGAATTTACTGTAAAGGAGTTTTATGATTCCGTTATCGACCCAGCTTTTAAAAAACGACAATCCGATAAGCAACGAGGGGTTGCAGAACAGACTGAACTTCCACCTACACCCGCTCCAGAAGGGGGTGGCGGAGAGTCAAGCGAGGTTCCGAGTCCTAGCGGCGGGGAGGAGGTTCGGGAAGAGCTTGCTGGGAGCGTATCTAGCCGTCAAGACCCTGATAGTTCCTGAGACTAGGATATGGGTTGTTGCACCTACAAACGATTTAACAGAAAAAATATGGAGAGAAATACTAGGATGGAGTTTTAGAGAATTCAAACCAATCGTAGAGTCAAGATGGATCGCTAGAGGTAACTGGAGAATTACAACCAAGATGGGCTCGATGGTTGAGTGTAAATCAGCCGACGACCCCAAAGCATTACTAGGAGAAGCCCTTGATTTACTAATAGTAGACGAGGCCTCAAGAGTAAAGGAGATAGCGTGGACAGAATCACTAAGACCCACGCTAGCAGACAGAAAAGGAAAAGCAGTATTTATTAGCACACCGAAAGGCAAAAACTGGTTCTATCAGCTATACCTTAGAGGACTCAAGGGAGATGGAATCTACGAAAGTTGGAAGTTACCAAGCACATCAAATCCCTACATAGACAAAGAGGAGATTCTTGCGGCCAAATCAGATGCTCCGATGACATTCAAACAAGAGTGGTTAGCAGAGTTTATCGAAGACGCTGGGCAGGTATTCAGGAAGATAAGAGAAAACGCCGTAGGGAGGTTTGAGGAGCCCCAGGAGGGCGCTCGATATGTAATGGGAACTGACTTAGCTAAAGCCGAAGACTTCACTGTATCCTTTGTAATCAGACAAGATACAGGGATGGTAGTCGCTTGGGACAGGTTCCAAGGGATTACCTGGGATATGCAGGTGCCAAGGATTTCCGCGTTAGCAAAACGTTATAACAATGCCAAGATACTGATAGACAGCACCGGACTAGGTGATCCGGTTTATGACACTTTACGGACAGCCGGGAGTAATATCGAGGGATACAAGTTTACCAATCCTTCTAAGGAGGCACTAGTTAGAGGACTGATGATTGCTCTTGAAAATAACGAGGTTACCTACCCAGAGATACCAGAGCTAATCAACGAATTAGAAGCATTTGAATACACTCAAGGAGTAACAGGAATAATGAAGTACAACGCACCATCGGGATACCACGATGACTGTGTGATTGCGCTTGGACTGGCAGTAGAGGCGGGCAGATTCGGCGAGACAGGGATATTAGAATTTTACAAGGAACTTGCCGGAGGAGCCAAACCAAAAAGTAAAGACTTACAAGCAGTAAATATGCGAGAACTAGCAAAACAAATAGGCCAAGGAAAAGGAGAGATAATAGGAATTTAATATGGCGATTTTTGATAAAATAATAAAAGAATACCTAGTAGAACCGATTGGTCGGCAAGTGTCTAATCAGTTGTCCGAACAGAGTATAGAAAAGAAAGATAAGGAGACGGGCAAAGTTCCTGCTTTGTGGGATGTTCCTTTGACCTTCCAGACACAAGTAGGAGGAAGGAAAACCAAGAAGCCCAACGCCTCGGTTAATTTTAACACCTTACGACAATTTGCCGAGTATTATCCCATTGCCCGTGCCTGTATTAACTACATTAGAGCCCAGATAACTAAACTAGCTTGGGATATTGGTTCTGTTGAGACTGACGCGGATATTCAGCAATATGGTTCGCAAGTCGCAGAGGTAAAAGAGTTCTTTAGATCCCCCGCCGGACATAAAACACGCCTTCGTGAGCTTTTGTCAATGATGGTAGAAGATGTAATGGTCTTGGATGGGGTGTCCCTCTACAGGCGCCAGACCTTTGGCGGAGAGTTCCTACACCTAATCCCCATTGATTCAGCAACGATTAAACTGAGAGTAAACGACTTCGGCGGCACACCAGAACCACCTGATATAGCTTACGAACAGTGGATCAAGGGTAAGAAAACTGCCGCGATGTCTACCGACGATATGATATACGAGGTCTTATCCTCAAGGACTGATAACGCCTATGGTAGGGCACCGCTTGAGTCCCTAGTAATTGAGGTCGAGAGTGCTTTGCAGGGGGCGCTGTATAACCTTAAATACCTAGAAGAGGGCAACGATCCCGAAGGATTTGGAGTTCTACCAGAGGGGTGGTCTCTTGAACAAATTAGAGAGTTTCAGACTTACTGGGATGGGCTGATGACTGGTAACCTAGGCATTAGACGAAGGATGCGATTTGTCCCCCCGGGTTTTGAATACATACCAAGTAAGAAAGCAGAAGAGATGTCTTTTGAGAAGTTTGAGCTTTGGTTACTACAAAAGACCTGCTCTGTGTTTGGGGTGCCTCCGCAGGATATTGGGTTTACTTACCAAGTCAATAAATCAACCGGAGAGGTTCAAGAGAGAATGGGCAAGAGCCGAGGACTTTATCCCGTAGCACAGTTTATCAAAGAAATCTTTGACGATATTATTCAAATTGACCTGGGTTTTCCTCAATTAGCTTGGTTGTGGACAGATATTGATCCTGTGGACGAGGAGCAGGAGATTAAGATCTTAGAGACAGAGATTAAGCTAGGCGCTAAGAGTGTTGATGAGTACCGTAGGAAAAAGGGAGACGAAGAAATTGGTTTAAGCCATTATATAATGACCCCTAAGGGGCCGGTAATGGTAGAAGATGTGGTTGCTGGGACATCTCCCCTGCTTAACCCCTCCTTACTGGCCCCGCAGGAGGATAACCAAAGAGAAGAGATGCAAAGGTGGCAAAAGTGCGCCATTGCCGATCTAAAGAAGGGTAGGGCGTTTAGGAAATTCCAGACCAAGGAAATTGACGAAGAGGTCTACAAAGAGATTGAGGGGTATTTGAAGGATGTTAAAGAGGTTTGGCAGATTAAAAAGATATTCGAGCCCTATATGACTAAAGAAGCTAAAATTTTAAGTAAGGTTGTAGGATTGAGCAATGAGCTTGACAAGATTATCAACGCCAAAACTGCATAGTTTAAAGAGGAAGCTCGATACTTTCCTCTACGGGTTCGGGTTTAATGTTGCCTTGGATAATGCCGAGAAGGATCGAACATACAAAGGATTTATCCTTAGCTTGCGTAAAGCCCTCTTGTGGCAGATAGAACAGGTAAACAAAGATATTAACTTCGAGCGCCTGATGCAGGTTAAGAAGTTCAAGGTTCCGCCAAGCGAGAACAAAGAGATGGCGGCGATAATCAGGGCGATATTTGAGGATCTGGATTTAGGTGTGGCGTTCGAACAGTTTGACGAGGGATTAGGAGTATACATAGAATGGGGGGCGAATGCCGGCGGACAGGCCGCCTTAGATAAATTAGGAATAGACGGAGTATTCGGGGTAACTGATCCTAACTGGCTGAAGTATCTTGACAGCGCGGAGAACCTGCTGATAACTAGCGTCGATGATACAACTAAAAGATGGATAGCCGGTATTCTACAAGAAGGAATTGAGAACCATTTAACAACCTTGGAGCTTAGAGATTTGCTGATGACCGAGGCGAAGATTCTCTCGCCAGTGAGGGCGGAAATGATTGCTCGGACGGAAATCGCTAATGTAATGAACCGCACCGAGTTAGAGAGCTACAAACGGGCGGGTATTCTACAAAAGCGGTGGAGAACCTCAAGGGATGAAAGAGTTTGTCAGTGGTGCGCGCCGTTGGATAATACAATCGTGGCAACCGAGGAAACATTCTCACAGACCGCCAAGGCGTCTAAGGGAGCCAAGGAGATAACTTACACTAAACAAGCACCCCCCCTACACATAAGATGCAGGTGCTTCCTCCAAGCAGTAGAGGACGAGTGGTGGCAAGTAGGAGATAAAAGGGTATGGATGGGTAATTAGATATGCTAACAAAAGAACAAGCAAAAGAAATTGGAAAGATTAGAAATGCCCAAGGTGATTACAAGCTCAATAAAATG